GGCTGCTCCTAATACTTGACCAAACGATACACCTGCACCACCTGATACTGCGTTAATGCGAGATTGGTATGTTGATTGTTGTCCTAATCTTGCCTCACCTAGCTGTGCAGTTTCTCTACCGAGGTTCTGCGTAACCATGGTGTTGGCTTCTAAGCCTTGGCGCATGACGTTTGCAATGATGGCATTATTAGTGTTACCTATAGCGCCTGACTCACCACCTGCTACCACAGACCTTGCTACTAATTCTTTAGTTCTAGCATCATTAGTAAATGCTTCTACAGCAGCAGCTTCATCGTTCTGTAGTTGTTGTAAGTTAATCTGGCGGTCAGCATCTACTTTAGCTTGTACTGCTGCTCGATCACTTTCTGCCTTAGCTGCGTCTTGGGCATCACTAGCAGCGTTTGCTTGTTGTATAGAGGCTGCTGCTGACATTGCTCCCAGTGCTATGGATATTGATACGGGTTCACACATTTTTCTTAATCCTCACGAACTGGTAGAAGGGTTGTTTCCCTTCTCCGTATTCTTTGTCTAGTTGGATGAACTCAAAGCCCAATGACTTGAGCCATCTCTTCGATATTGTATTATCTACATGAACGTAGTTAAGCAAAAGGGGGTAGGTATCATTGATACGTTCTACCCACTCTCTTGCTTGCGGGATAAACTCCCTACGTGTTTCTATTAATTTATCTGTACCTAGTAACCAAGGGCTACCAAAGACTCCACAATCAGCCACACCAAACATACCTACAATACTACCATCCGCATGGATGATCGTGTTGCACTCCTGAGAGCCTCTGTAGCACTCGCTAAGGGATTCATAAGGTTCCAACCCGTTACTATAGAGTATCTCAGTAACGTCCTGTGAGCGCATGTTAGGAGCCATCTCACGGCAGTCTTCAAACTTACTTGGTCTGTAATGGTGTGTCATATTATAGTCTCTTGTTTCGTAGTGTTATAAACCCTTCCCACTCTGCACTTTGGAACACACAGGGTAGATGGGAGTCATTAGTTATAGTTATTTCAGTTTCTTTAGCTTGTGATTGAACGCCTACTTTAATAGACCCTCTTTCTACAACGGGAGAATAGTCTAGGATGTTATCCTTCTGACCTAAGATACGACCAGTAAAGTCTGTTGTCCTAGTGGATCTACCTTTACTATTAACACCTACACTAAAAGTACCTGTGTCATTGTAGTTAAAAGATAGAGAGCGTAGCTGTAGCCTACTTAAATCCGTATAGTCACCATCAACAGGCTTGTAGACCTGCTCAGATAACTTATACTTAAATTGGTAAGGTTCTCCCGCATAGACATAATCGTTAACAGTTTCACCAGATTCCAAATGAGTTTTCTGGTTAATGGCTGCAACAACTTTTGCTTGTGTAGCATCAGAATTACCTGTACCAATGATTGTCCCCTTGTAATCCACAAACTTCGTGAGAGGTGTTGGTGTGTATAATCCCGTTAAGGTTGTAACTTCTCCACCGACTGTAGGGGCTTCTAAACGTACCTGATGATCTAGGAGGGCTTCTAAACCAGCCTTCTTAAAGGTAATACTAGATTGAGCACTGCCACCAACTTGGTAGGAGATTGGTAAGTACCCAACACCCCCGCCTATGTTTACATTAGCGGCTTCAGCATCCATTATAGAATGAACAGAGTTAGGATTAGAAGAAGACCCCGTATCAAAATAATAAAGGGTATAAGTAACCCCACCACCTGACCCATTTCCCTGAGTTACACCGGCATCTGCCATATTAAAAACAGAAGAGCCAATAGATATGCTAGTAATATCAGCATGATTGAAAGTGTTTGCAAACTGAAACATTACAACAGATCCGTTACTCTGACGGTGTACTAATCCTAAAGCGTAGGTAGGAGTCCAAAGTGCTGCATATGCTGTAGGGAGGGATAGCACAGACAAGCTATCAGAACTATTCGCATTAGACCAGTAGATATTATTAAAGGGTATTATCGTACCACCACCAGCTCCACCAAAGGTAGTTATAGGCTCTACACTAGCTGGCGCTAGATCTACATACTCAAAAGAACCATCTGTGAAGACAAAGTAAATTTTAGAGTTATTGAAAGAAGTACTTGCTATATCTTTAGCAAACTTCCATTTAGACCAAGAGCTTTGTAAGCGTTCGTTACTTTGGTCATACCACTTAAAAACATAACACTCTTTTTTATCACTGCTAGTTAAACATAGGAGCATGTTTTCGTTAGAAGATGTTGCCATTTCCCTAATGTTACCTGCTAGGTACTGAGGGACGTGTGAGGTTATCAAGGCTGCATCTTTTATTTCAGTTTCGTTGTTAGTATAGTATTCTCTAACACCTGCAAAACCACCAGCCTTAGTAGCAAAGAACACACTAGTACCTGCACCAACTGGTGAGGCTTCTAGATCACACTCAAACTTCGTTGACTGATTTATAGATACTTCAGTAGGTGTAAGAAGCTGTGCTGCTGATAGAGTAAACTGGTTTAATTCAGAGAACAATAATAAGTTATCTTGAATAGGGATAGCGGCTTTTAGGTCAGATACTTCATTCTGACTGACAGCTACATCAATAGGAGCGGAGTCTAATAAAGTCCGTACTGTAGTTCTAAAGAAGTTAAAGTAACTACTGGCTTCACTAAAGATAACATTCTCACCTGCTATAATTCCTAAGCGATTACGGTGAAAGAATATATCATTAATGGGCTGGCCAACAAAGCTAGGGAAACCGTTTGTATCATCATCCCCTGCTACACGACTGTCCCAGTCCCCAGCACTAAAACTAAACTGTAAGTCACTCCCCTGTCTTAATGTATGAGGCATAGTAGCCACGTCAAAAGCATGTACTAAACCTGCCTTCATAGTTTCCTTCCAATAACCACTACCACCTTCACCCTTAAACTGAACATGGAAATTATCTTCTTTCTTCTGGTTATCACCTACTACCGCAATTCTAAACCCATTAACGCACTGTGCGGGTAAAGAGGTAAAGGTTTTAGCGGTATCTTTAAACACACTTAAATTAGCACCACCGTCATCATCCGTTGCTAAGATGTCAAAGTCACCAAAGGAAGCAGCTAACGCATCCGTAGATTTTTCTGTGCTACAGATAAAGTAAGGTTCTGAGTTATAAGAGGCTGGGTAAAATTGAACATCGTTGTTGGTTTGATCTGCGTCTAATAAGGTTACAACTATTTCTCTGTTAGCGTACCTACGATAAAATACGAAACCTCTGTTAGCTGAGCCAGTAGGCTCTCCTGTATTAGACCATGCGTATTGATGGGCAATGCTCACACCATTAGCTGTGAGGTTGAAACCTGTAGCGGGTACAGTTGTACCACCAGCAGTGATATGTAATTGGTTTTTATTTAATGTGGCGTTTAAATCACCATCAAGCATCCTTTGAGTGTCAGTGTTATCAGCGCCAAATGGAATTGATAACGAACCTCTATTCCAGAGCTTGTCGTACTTCGTAGACGGAGATAAGTACTGCCTAGCAGGTGTCCTTCTACTAGCAACAACACTAGACTGTACATTCATTTTAGATTTTAAATTATCTCTTAATGCTCCTACTAATGTAGATACTTTTAACTCAAAATCTTTATCATTGTTAGAGCTGTTATTAGGCGTGCCTACATCATTATTACTTGAGTCAGTAGATTCAATGACCGTACCTTTGCTTTTACTCGTCATTTTGATATTATAATTACGACCGTAATTTACACTTTTTAAATAAACAAGGGCTTCGTTGTGGGTATCTTCAGGGAGAATAATAGAACTTTTCTCTACTACCTTTTTTCTATTAACAATAAAAGTAGCATCAGTAACCGAAGTTGCAGTTATGTTTTTCTTTGAAAAGGCTGTAGCATTTAAACCAATTAGGTAAGAAGTGTCGTCGTCATTACCATAATAGGTGTCATCTACTTCTGTAACCTCGTTAAAGATTGTGTAAGCGATTGTGGTTCCATCAGCAAGCCAGCTAGACTTATCAGACTGATACCGTAAGTTACCTACAATATCATAAGCTAGAACAATAGGAGTAGTAGCATCAGGTAGGATGACTACAGTGTACTGCTCATCATTACTTCGTTTGTAAGTGTGTATGAAAGCAGCGTCCAACTCAGACGGTGTTAGAGTTTCTACATTACCAGTAGTCAAATGACCTTGAAGCGGCGATGCTGTTGTACTCACAACCCAATTAGTATTACACTTAACGAGCTTCTTTAAAAACTTTGTAGGTGGGCGCTTCTTCAATCCGTCCACAACATCAGACAAACCGTTTTCCTGTGCCTCACCTTGACTTCCTAAACGGAGTGATGGTGGTTGTTGTGAAACCCCGTTAATGAGGTTTGGAATACTTTTAGAAACTAGCGTCATTTTAAATCACCTTTGTTCCGATAGAACGGTCAAGCACTCGTGCGGTGCTTCTGTCATCGAATATGTTATAATCGCCGTTATCCCCTTCCATCTCTCGGAGGGCAAATAAGGCTTCTTGTTCATCATTCCTGTTCATTGCTGATAAGGTATCACTACCTACAACCCGCTCTTGGAAGATACGTGCTGCCTTTACAGAGATGTAGCGTCTTGCTACTTCAGGACATAATTCATAATTGAGTAGGACGACCACATCTAGTGTGAGAGGTGCGCCTATATCATAAGTGTGCTTAATTTTATCGTACATCTTGTTGCCACGTTGTACGTATTCATTCTTATTACTTCTAAACTTTGTCTCAGAGTCAGCTAAGTCTGCTCTAATTACTTCTGTAGGAAGTCTTACTTCACCGCTAATATTAGCAGCAACAGTGTAATCGGGTTCCGAGTTAAAGTTCCATCCGCTTGCTTGAACACTTCGAGAAACTTCATTGAGAATTGTCTCAGCAGTCTCGGCATCTACTAAGCCAGATGTTAAACTGTTTACCGGTGCTTCACCAATAGTTGACAGCATGGAGTTTACTGCTTCCAGTTTTGTTGTGGGAGTTGTCATGTTTACCTCAATGAAAAAATAAAGAGAGAAGCACCCCCGAAGGAGTGCTCTCAATTATACTATTAAACAATAGCGATTGCTGATTTGCCACGTAATACGTTGTGACCCATAGCGTACTTAGCTACCATCAATGTACCTTGACGATCAATCTGATACTCAGACTCAACACCTAGATCCAATAACTTAACTGTAGCAGCCGCATCTTTAGTAAAGAGCAGGCCTTTCAAGTTAGGTACTGTTGCCTCGTAAGCTGTATTACGAGCTTCACCAGAGTTTAATGCAGTAGATAGAGGAGTAGGAGTAGACTGTGCGCCTGTAGGTAAGTGGTTAGACATTAATACTTTAACGCCACCAATTGTAGGAGCTTGGCCTAAAGCTACGCTACCGTTACCACCAGCATCACGGTTCATTGCAGTGTTAACAATAGTGTTAGCTTGTGCGCCGAATAACAAGTAGTAAGCTTCAGGTGTTAACACCAAGAACTTCTCACCAGTTACGTTATGCTCATCAAACTTTTGCAAACCTTTAAATACAGCATCTACAATTTGTTGACCAGTTGCAACAGTGTCACCAGTATCAGTATCGATAACACCAGCAGTTGAAGTTTCAGCACCACCAGCACCATCAGGATCTTCTACGTTAATGCCAGCAAAGTCTGCGTGTGCCCAGTAACCAGCTTGATCACCACCAGAAACAGTAGTTGCAGCTTTTAAGATAGTAGAGAAGATGTTTTTATCCGCAGCGTTAGCTAAGGCATTACCCATTTCTTTACTATAAGTAGAACGAACTTCATAGTGATTCATTGCTTCGTCAATTTTAGGAACGAAAGCTGCTGATACTAAAAGATCGTCAACTGTTACAGTTACTTCACTGTGGTTTACAGAGTCACCAAGAATGGTTTGACCTGCTGAATGATAACCAGCATCAATTACACCAATACTAGGGAACTGTGCAGACTTACCGCTGTTGATTGTGCGAACTCTGTGAAGAGGCATCGCAATGTTTTTCTCTTCAAATGAAGTTAATACTTCACCAGAGAATTGTTTTAAGAATAAATCTCGTTTGTTAGTGCCGCCGTTAGCTGCACCTAGTCGTGATACTGCGTTAGTATCAGTTTGGTTAGTATTGCTTGACCATACCATAATAATATACCTTTTAAGTTAAATGTTTAAATGAATGATTATTCTACTCAGTCACTTAACACTCAATCTGTTCTCTGAGATTGTCCACCGCAGCGGGTCAAAGGTAGTAAG